GCTTGACAGTAGTCAGCTTTATGCTAGGGTTGAAGCTGTGTCTTACGGAGTACCGTATATCAAAGTCACGAAGGTAGTTGTAACCCTCGTCCATCCACGAGTTCTGCTCCTTTGTGGCTTGTAGTATGCCTGTCAGACCTATTCCCATGCGCATGTTCTTGTGTACTATCTCTTCCGTCTCCGGGTGGTGTGACGGCAGCGTCAGACTGTGCTTGTTGATTCTATACAGCAGCTCGAGGATGTCTAGGAACTCTTCTTTGGACTCCACGTTCGGTAGGAAGACCTCTGCGAGGCAGCATGTTTCATATGGTGCAAGCGATTGTTCTGCGCATGGATTAAAGCCCATAACTTCAGGATCAGGATATTCTTCCTCTCCAAGCCTACCGATACGTCTAGATAGACGAAGATTGATAAGCCCGTAGGGCTCTCCCTTACCCTCATAACCATGCCAGAAGTAATCGTGGAGGTCACGCAAGTCATCACAAGCGACTGAGTTGTTGGACATGGCTCTCCATGAAGGAATATTGCCAATGTCCCATCTCTTCGCAAGTAGGTATTCAATATCATCTGGGTCACCTATAGCTATCTGAGCTGAGCGGCGAACGTTTCCAGCCACTATTATGTGACCGATGATATTCATTATGTCCAAAGCATCTATAGGACGTATTCTCTTTCCTCTGCGCTTTTCAAGGATCTCGCTAATCTTTCCAATTCCCCAACATAAATCCTCTGGACCTGAAGCAACTCCTCCAAATCCCTTAATTGGCGACCCCTTACCCCTGATAACCTGGGTAGAGTATGTAAAAGTTCCCTTTGATGTAGAATCAGAGAGAAATGCTGACTTAAGAGTTTTTCCAAGGAACTTAACCCATCCCTCTCGGGAATCGGGAATAACGAAATCTGCTCCGCCATGATCAACCCTCGTCGGTGCTGAAAACCAGTCTCTGACAACGGGAATCTTGTTCACGAATTGACGTTGTATATTGTAACCAACGCCGGAGCCCAATGCGAGCATATCCATAGCCCAACAGAACGGGCGGACAGGGTGATCCACCACCGTAAACGCACAGTTCTGTAGCGAAGCCAGGCCGAGTTTGTCTACGGTCTTTGTGCCTAGTTGCCACCAGAATCTACCGGCAACAGAGCACTTTAGTTTAAGGAAGTATTCAGTAAGTCTTTCTTCTTCTTCTGCGGTAAAACCAACATTCAATTGATCTCTACAAGCATCTAGGACCCGCTCGACAGTGTCTGGGAATTCTTCAGTAAGATTCGTACCTTCTATAGGCCGCGCGTAAGTTCGTTTGTACGTAAGATAGCCTACAGTGCTCCAAGGAGTCTGAATCCTTTGTTGCATGTTATCCTTCTACTCTTATGAAATCTTCCTTGATGAACCCGTCATCGATCCTTAACCTACCTGTGTCATAATCATAAATAGCTCCTTGAACGATACCCGTAAGCCCCGTGTACCTGGACTTGAGGACTGACACCTTTATGGTGTTCCTCTCGGTCTCTGAGACAGCCGACATGTTTCTAGTGAAGGCTATTATATCGAAGGAGATTTGCTTGATTGAGCCAGAACCTCTAATATCGTCAAGGGAGGGCAACCTACCCTCCTCGAAAGACTTGCCGGTATTCGGGGTTTTGCGCAGATGCGACACAAGGCCGATCCATAGCGGATGCCTTTTTACCAACCTGAGCAGATCATTCATTACTTTGTCCTGGGCCTCATTGCCTGTCAATCCGTCGGCGCCCTCGGAAACAAGAATCGTTATGTGATCTATGTAGATGTATTTACAGCCTGACAAGCACATGTATTCCAGCTTATCGACTATACTGTCATCATTCATGGAACCTTGATGGTCCAGTAGGATTATCCTGTCTTCCTCGAATAACTTATCGAAGCCGACTTTTAGCTCATCGATTGGTATGATCTCTTTGGCCGGGTTTCTATTCAACTCCATTCCAGACAATTTCCTAGCCGTCTCTGCGGGAGCCTCCTCCAGAGATATTACGCCGATTTTGTCTTCTTTTGGTATCTGTTTGATGGTCCAGATCATGTCTTCGCGCAACATGGTAGATTTGCCAGCACCTGTTCCGGAGATAAACAGAGCTATTTCACCAAGACGCTTGCCCTTCACCTTCTCGTTTACTCCGCCGAGACACGGGGGATATGGCATGGACGGTATGTTATTATAGGATACCAACTGTTCCCAGAGATCCTCTTTGGTAATTATACCGCTTGGCACGTACTTCGCGGCATCGTAAATGCACTGTAAAACATTCTGAAAGCCGTGCTTTACAAGGATTTCATTCGCGTCCTTCTCTTGTCCTTTCGCTATCTTTATCTTATCTATTCCAATGTATTTTATGGCATCATTTAGGGCCTTCTCTCCGGCAGAATCATTGTCAAGGAATAGAATAACCTCTTGAAAGGATCTGACCCAATCTCTGTTCTCTAGAATGGATTTGGTTGCTGTTGAAGAAGACAACGAGACAACTGGGTAAAATTTCTTGTACTTATCATAGTAGGCCTGCGCTACCGACAGCGTATCAACCTCTCCCTCGGTTATTACTAGACGCTTGCCTCCACCGTTAAACAGATGTTGACCAAATAGGTTCTTGGAATTACCAACCCACGAGAATGTCTTAGGCAGCCTCCTTACCTTGTAGGCTTTCCCGGAATCGTATGGGTAGTAGTGAGCACCTATCTCCCCTGTGTCCTCATCGTACGACACCTTGACACCATAGAAATCACACACAGCTTTCTCTACGTGCCTATCCTTGAAGCCTCTTGTCGGGAGCTCTTTTATCTCGCTTAAGCTTAGCTGAGTTTTTATCACGTACTTTGGCTCCGGTTCTTTGTCAGGAGTCAAATCCTCACCATCCTGGGGAGGGAATCTCGTCCTACAGCTGAAACAAAAAGAATCACCGCCCTCGTAAACTTGTCTCGCATCGTGCGAGTTGCATTTAGGACAAGGACGATTCTTTTGAATTATCTTCCCCATCTTTCTTCCTTGTCGGCCACGAGTGCACAACCAACATCGTCAAGAAAAGCAGGTAACTGATGCCGATGAGATTGTAATTTTGAAAACCCTCATTGGCGGTTTCCACAAACATCTGTACAGCGCCTAGTATAGCGACGACGTAGCAAGCAACAAACGTAATTATTGTAAGACGACCATTAGCCATCCAAACTCTCCCAATTTATACACATATGCAACCTGTTCTTGTGTCTCTCCGTTATCCTTTCCTTTACCGGCCAAGACACCTTTTCGATAAGCCTATTGTAAAAGGTATCATTTGTTGGCGCTTCGACGTAGCACAAGGACCACGTCTCAGAGTACGACAGCGTCCCTTTTGTGCGGTACTCCTCAAGGCAGACGAACTCAAATTCGCTCTTTGGCCTGTGCTTGAACATCTCTTTCAAGACAGGAGACGACGAGCAGTACTTTCTCCAGTCAGACTCCTTACCGCGGTTCAACTGGCCCATACCGTAGAACAATTTCTTACCGAGGTACAGCCTACGTAGGTAATTATCTCTTATGACGTATATGAAACCTACGTACGACACACCGGCTTCCGTGTTACCCATCTGCTCCGGAAATTTCCAGTGGCCGTTGTCAAAGCCCCTAACGTAGGGTGTCGCTGATACGAGGTCAGACAGATCACCCTCAAACTTCATTCAAGCTCCTTCACAATCGACCAATCACTTATGGCAAAATAGTCGTTGCAGTGCCGCTTAAGGTATATCATCTTACCATTGCTGAGGAGATAACATTTCCACTCGTCTCCATATTTGCTGATGTAAGCGGCCACAACAGCCTCTTGAAACTCCTCGTCAGTCTTGCATCCAACCAACAGTTCCTTAGCCGTAACAGGACCGACTCGCGGTATACCCGGAACGTTGTCTGTGGGATCACCCTTCAGCAGCTGCTCGTAGAAGTTCCTTCTAGCCTCCTCTTCGGAGACTTCTAGGAATCTTTCCTTCCCCCGCTGCATTATGTAGTGTTGCCCTGGTATGCATAGCAGGTCCTTGTCGATAGAACATATTATGTAGTCCTCACCGGCTGCTCTGGCTTCCTCGGCCCAAATCCTTATGAAATCGTCTGCCTCACAGCCATCCGCTGGTATCGCCATCTCCTCCAGGATGGCTAACTCCCTTATAGCCGGAACAAAATTATTCATATTGCGAGGGTCATGGTGCCTGTTCATCTTGTATTCAGGATAGAGATCCTTCCGAAAATTCCCAAGACCTTTCACAGCCATTAAATAGTCGTTGCAAAAGACGGTGCCTAGCAAGTGGTCATGCTGCCTCTTGAAATTTTCCCAGCATTGCATTAAATATTCTTTATCCTCCTCGATAGTAAACTCTATTGGTAGTCTCTTCCCTTCGGTGTCCAGTCTGACGGTATTGACGGCCGTACCGTCGCTGGACTTGACTACCTTCTTCTCCCACCTGGATTCACAGGCGTTGTAAGCAAGAACATCACCGTCTATTATTGCTATTGTCATCTTAGTGTATTTCGTACCAGTTGTTTCCTATCTTCGCACCGCCGTCCATTATGTCTACGCCGAAGAGCCTAGGACCGTCTGCAAAAGCCTGCTTGCCGATTGCCGCTGCCTGCTCTGCATATTCCTCAGGGACCATAAAATCTGCCTCATCATGATACATGATGAGTGGTATGTATGGAATTCCCGCTTCTTTGAGACGATCCATAATGAGCATGACGGCGGCCGTGCAGGTGATCTTCTCGAAGGCCTGTAGGAGGTATACGAGTAGCTTGTGGAAGGAATCCACGTAGATCTTATTTCCCGCAAGCGAATAGATATATCCGTTCCCGTACTTGGACGTCTTACCATACGTATTCTCCAGTTT